ATCGAAAGCCGAGCGCAACAATGAGCGCGATATGCGCCGCACAGAAAAAGCGGTTGACAAGGCTATTGAACAACAGGAGCGCTACGAATCGACGCTCGTGCGCATGCGCGCCGAACTGAAAGGGCCGGTTGCCCGCGCACAGGCGGAATTCGAGGCGAATCTGAAAGACGCTGAGCGCGAAATGATGGAAGGCAACATTACGATGTTGCAATATTACGAGACGCTGGACTTGATGGGCCAGGCGCACGTTCGCGCGGCTCAGGCCGCGGCCGAGCAAGAGGCCGAAGAGGCGAAGCTTCTCGGGTCGGCGGATGCGTTGCTGGCATCGATGCAGCTTGAACTTGAGCTGGCCGGAATGTCCGCCGACGAGCGCGAGCGCACCATCGCTGGAATGCGCGCCGAAGAGGACATGCTTCGCGCGATTGCGACCGTGAACAAGGACGGCATCAAGATCGACAAGGCGCGCACCGACGAACTGGTGAAGCAGGCGAGGGCGTTCGCGGCTGACACGGTAGCGGCTGACAAGCTGCAGCAGACAATCGCCGAATTCAACGACACCCCCATGGATCGGCTGCGCAATGAAATCGAGCGCGTTGGCAAAGCGCTGCGCGAGGCAACCGACCCGAAGGTAATCGCCAAGCTACAAAACTCGATGGATGGGCTGAACGGAAAAATGATTTCGTTCGCTACCGACGCCATCGGCGCAGGAATTTCCAGCCTGCAAAGCATGGCGTCCGAGGGCTCCAAGGCGTACAAGGCGCTCGCGGTCGCGCAGGCAGCCAGCAACGTAGTTGCTGCGATCGGCGCCATCCTCAATCAAGGAAAGGGCGACCCTTACACGGCGTTCGCTCGCATGGCCGCCATGGCGGCCGCAGTTGGCGCCCTTGTCGGCAGCATCGGCTCGTTTTCGTCGTCCGGATCATCCGGATCGTCCGCCGAAGCCCGCCAAGCCACCCAAGGCCGCGGTACGGTGCTAGGCGACGCGGAGGCGCAGTCAGAGTCGATCGCCAACGCGCTGGAAATCACCGCAGACGCTACGTCTGAGCTGGTCGGCATCAATCGCGGCATGCTGCGCGCGCTGAATTCCATGCAAGCCGGCATCGGCGCGGCGTCCGGCAGCCTGGCGCGCACGGGGTTCGCTGATATCGAGCTGGGCGGACCGAACACGCTGGGCCTGCCCAGCGGATCGATCCTGGGTCGACTGGCCGGCAGCATCTTTGGCGGCGATCAGGACCTGATCGATCAAGGCCTGATGGTGGGCGGCGGCAGCTTCGGCAGCGTATCTCGCGATCCGCGCGCCAGTAGCTTTCAGACCATCGAGACGGACGGCGGATGGTTCGGCAGCGACGAAATCGACGACGAGCTGGAAGCGCTGGGCGCGTCCGCTACTACCCAGATTCGCCTCATCCTCGAATCCATGGGCGACGCGGTGCGCGAGGGCGCCCGCGCGCTGGGCATGGACATGGAGGAAGTCAACCGCGCCATCGAGGCGTTCCAGATCGAGGAAATCCGGATCAGCACCATGGACCTCACCGGCGAGGAGGCTCAGCGCGAACTTGAGGCCGCGTTCAGCGCGATATTCGACGGCCTGGCTGGCAGCGTTGTGCCGTTCATCGCGCAGTTCCAGCGCGTCGGCGAGGGATTGGGCGAAACCCTGGTGCGCGTCGCGACGAGCGTACAGGTCGCGCAGGAAGGCATCTATCAGCTCGGGCTGACGGTAGACACGCTTGATCCCGAGCGGATGGCGCAGATGAGCGTCGCGCTTGTCGAGGCGGCCGGTGGGATCGAGGAATTCATTTCCGGCATGCAGTCCTTCGTGGCGAACTTCGCGCCCGAGGCACATCGGTTCACGATCGCGCAGAATTCGCTGACAAGCGCGCTGGCGGAAGTCGGACTCACCCTCCCTGAGACGAGAGACGGGTTTTGGGAATTGATGCAGACGCTAGACCCGACGACGGAAGCCGGCCAGCGCCAGATTGCCACCTTGCTTCGCTTGTCAGGCGTTGCGGATTCCTATTACAACACGTTGGAATCTCGCGCAGATTCTGCCGCTGCTGCAGTTCGCCGTCTCGCGGATGAGCTTGCTGAAATTGCCGCGCAAGACGCCGCCGGCCGCGCACTACTTATCGGCGTCCGTAGAGACCGCGAATATTCAGGTATGACTACGGCTCAGCGCGCCATAGCGGATGTGAATTCTCGGTTCTCTGACCTACGCGTGCAGTTGAACGCCACGAATCCGACGCTGGAAGAGGCGGCTGAACTGGAGAGGGAGCGCACGCTGGCAATCGATGCCGCAACCGCAGCATTGCGAGCGCAGGGACGCGCGCTAGTCGATGACTTGCTGTTCGAGGAATCGCTTGTTGGGATGACAGCATCAGAGCAAGCTGTCGCGCGCATCAACAAAGAATTCGACGGGTACGTTCAGACTCTCTTGGACCTCGGGTTCGCGCTCGATTCTGCGGAAATAGCGACGCTAAACTCTATCCGAGCCCAGCGCATTGCTCGCGCGCAGATCGAAGATTTGGCCGATGCTGTCACCGTCTCTTTCAGCCAGATGCGAAACTCGATTTCCGTTTTCATCGAAGACCTGCGCAAGCAATTCGAACACCTTATGGACCCGGGATTCCGCAACTGGATCGAGGGTCTGGCCGGGATCACCATGTCAGTCGACTCCGGCATGGTCACGCGCGCCGGAGTGATCGAGGAAGTCGCGCAGGGCTACGCGGCCGGCATCGCCTCGCTGAGCAGCCAGCTCGCCGCGGCGCAGACGGAACTTGACTCCATGGACGGCGCGAGTGGCGGCGGCGCGCGCGCAGCGTTGCGCGGAAAGGTCGAACATCTGCGGCAAATGCTCGGCGACGTCACTGGCGCCATGGGCGACGCGCTGGACTACGTGAACGAGCTGTTCGAACAGCAGATTGGTGAGCTGCTGAATACGTTGCGCGAGGAATTCGGCTCGGAGGACGAAGTCGGTAAGATCAACGCGCGTTTTGACCGCCTGATAGAGCAGGCGACCGCGTGGGGCGCGTCCATGGCGCAACTTGCCGAGATTGAGGAATTCCGGCTCATCGCGCTCATGCGAGCGAGCGAAAGCATGTATGAAAGCCAGCTTGGGCAGATACGTCATCTGCAAGGATTCCTGGACGGCATGCTGTTAGGGCAGGATTCGCCGCTGTCGGCGACCGAGCGGACCGACGAGGCATGGGCGCAGTTTCAGGAAGCCGTCGCGGCCGGAAATGCGGAGGAAGCGACGCGCCTGGCCGATGTGTACCTGCAACTGTTGCGCGAGACGCAGGCGTCCGGCGACGATTTCAATTCACAGTTCTGGGCCGTGCGCGATATTCTGACGGCGATGCGCGATGGCGTCGCGCAGGCGATCACCAACGATGCGACCGAGCAATACCTGGCAGATATCGCCGCCGGTGGCGCGATGCAGTTGCATGCGCTGGAACGCATGAACGCTGTCTTGGATTCGATCCGTGTCGCTATGGGTGGCGCCGATCCATGGGAAGCATGGGTGTCCGGTGATGCGCCGCCAGTAGAGGCCGGAATGGAGAGCGTCACGGCGCAGGGGTACGCGGTGTCCGCCAATACTGGCGAGACACCGTCGATGGCGGCAGAGTTCGCGCTGCTACGCGAGGAACTGGCCGCGATCAAAGAAGCCGTTCGCGCAGGATCCGACAAGGTTGCCGTTACGGTGGACAAAACTGGCGACCGCAGCGACCGCGCCAATGACAATTCACGCGCACGGAATGCGCGACCCACTGAGAGGAGCCTGCGGTGACCGCAGAACGGCGCATAATCATCGTTAGACTCAAGCCGCGCATCCCTAGCGCAACCGACTACGCGGCACTGAATTCGTCCGACAAGAGTGCGACGGTGACGTTGTCTGGCAGCAATCTCATCGCGACAACGGCCGGAGCTGTCGGCAGCGTACGCGCCGATCTAGGCCTGACAATCGGGGCTTGGTATTGGGAGACGCGCGCGACCACGATCACAGTATCCGGTACTCGGGGAGGGCTGGCGCGAGCCTCGCATCCGATTGCAACTGCACTTGGAGACGACGCGCTTAGCATCGGGGGGCCGGACGCAGCCGGCAACGTGCGGTTCGACGGCGTGGATACGCCGCTACTTGGGGCGATCACCAACGCCGACACGATAGGGCACTGGTTCGACACGTCGAGCGGAACCTATCAAGTTCGAAAGAATAACGGCGCTTGGTTTACGGCCGTCTCAGAGCAGCGCCTTCTCGGGCAAGCCTGGTATCCGGCCCTGGAGAACGGCGTGACGGCCGTGCAGCTCATCCGGACCGATCCTGCCGCCTTCGTTTACGCCGCGCCGCCTGGAGTGCGGCAGGGGCTTTACCATTCGATCGCATCGACCCCGACCGACATCTATGTGTCGAGCGATCCTTCCGTGCCGGATGCGCCCCTGCTGCTGCCGCGCGTGTCTGGGTCAAAGTCAGAACTAGTCGTTGAACGGCACGCGAAGCTATGGCCCTGGGCGCTGTCAGGCACCGACCGGCGCGGCCGGCTCGTCGTTCTAAACGGCGACCGTCGACTCGACGCATGGGGGGATTACGGGTGGCGCGATGCCGAGTATGAAATCTTTGCAGGCGATGAAACGGACGATTTCGGCGACTTCGTGACGTGGTCGAAAGGCGTCATCGATTCGTTCGGATGGGACGATCGGAGAAACATCGCGCTCGAATTGGCCGACCCCCTCGCGCGCCTGGACAAACCGCTGCAATCGTCCCTGTATCCAGTCGCGCGCTTGTATCCGATCGCGTCGGACAATCCGCAGATCAATGGCAAGCCGGAGCCGATCACGCTCGGAGGCGGCATTCGCATGTTCCCGACCTTGCTATCGACGGCATCGGCCGGCGGATCGGAGTTCACCTACGCGGTGCATGACGCTCCCGTGGATTCAATCGCCGAGATTTACGACCGCGGCGACCCGCTATATCAGTACAAGGATTGGAACTACCTGCCAGACCGCAGCGGGTTTCAACTCGTAAACGCGCCCGACAATCCGGTATCAGCGATTGTCACCGGGGAAATGGAAACGCTCAGTTTCGCCGTGCCGCGCATGGGTGTTGATTCTGACTTCGTATCGAGTACATGGAGCGGCGTGCCGCTGGCGCCTACTGGATGGGATAACACGTCATCGGGCGGCGGCCAGGTCACAGATGCCTCCGGCGCCGCATTCTTAACCACAGGATCGGGCGAAGTCGCCGGGCTGATCGTCACGCTGCCGGCCGGCGGGTTCCGGCGCTGGCGGGTCGATATGTTCCTTAATTCGTGGACCTCCGGAGATATTCGTGTCATCGGCGATCCAAGCGGCACGCCTGATCCGAACTTGGTTGTTCCCATCGGGGCGGGCGATTACGTTACCGCCGTAGTACTGGCCAGTACAGAGATCGAGATACGAAACCCGGTTGACGGCGTCGTGAATTACACGATTTCGGAAGTTCAGATAAGCGAAGTGTCGACCATCGATCGACTGCCGGAGTGGTTGCGCTATCTCTGCGTGACGCGCGGCGGGTTTGACCTTGCCGACGTTGACGTGGCCGCGGCGGAAGATATCGACGAAAAGGCGCCGTACTTGCTTGGATGGTCCGGAAGCCAGCCGATTACGATCCTCAAGCTGCTGCGCATGACGCTGGACTCGTTCACAGGCTGGGTCACATCCACGCGCGAAGGCCTGGTTACGGTCGGCCGCCTAGAAGCAGATCAGTCCGAACCGATCGCGTTCGCGCTTAACTCGACGAACATCCGGACGATTGTTCAGCGAAATGACATTGCCGAATCATTTACGCGCCGCATGGGCGAATCGCGTAACTACGCGGTGCATACTGACGGCGATATCGTTCCCGGCGCCACACAGGAATTGCAGGCCGCGCTGCTATCTGAGTGGGGATCGATTCGCGAGGCCGGGAAGTTAGACGTACCGGCAGATACGCCGCCGGCCGGCTCGGCGATAACAGACGACGCAGAATCAAACGAGGCGTTTCAGCACGCGATAGGCGCGCCGCTACAGGAAACGCTGCTGATGGATACATACTATGCGCCGCGGGAAATCAACCGCGTGGCATCCATCATCGGAGGTAGCGAGCTTCGCTGGTGGAGCGTGGTTGCGGCGCTGTCACGTGAAGTGGCGGACTCGATCGAGCTTGGGCAGCGCGTGACGATCACCATGCCAATACAGGGGCTGGACGATGGGCGCGACGCGACCATTCTCGGCGCCGTTGTTAACATCAACTCTTCCGACGTGCAGTTAACGTTGCTGGAATACCCGGAGGTATCGTGAGCGGATCGGCCGTTGTTTCTTACACAAATCTGATCGATGAGACAACCGCAATCCTGACGCTTGCAACGGCAACGGCGGACGCGGATCACCCTATTTCAAACCTAAAGCTCCGAGGATTGGGTGACTATCTAAAACTCGACGATCCACTTGGCAGCATGACGGTTGACGTTGACTTCGGTTCGTCCAAGACGTTCAACTTCATCGGCGCGATGGGGCTCGGGATGAGCAGTCCACAAGGCGCCGGCGGCATAGTTATGCGTTATTCGACAAGCCTTGACGGTATTTCATACGGCAGCGCTGTCGAAGTTTCTGTGTACGACTACGCGCCAATGTTTCTTCCGGGGTCGGCTTTCTCCGTCGTGCCGGAAGGGATATCAACCCGCTACCTTCGTGTAAGGCTGGACTGGCAGTGGTCGCTTCCAAAACAGTTTGCGCGTCTTTGGGTAGACAACGCGCTCATCCTGGAAGACGTGGTCGAGGATTCTCCGGACTTCGGTTTCCGTGATACTGGCGAACTGTCGGAAACCGACGGGCAGCAGTACGTAGAGTTTCGCAAGCTGCGCACCAAGGCTCTGACACTCTCCCTGCGCGGGCTGTCAACGATGGAGGCATGGGGGTTCTCGAGTGCGGATTCCGCCGCGCAGGCAGTCCCGTCGATCAACGGAATGCAGTTCGCCGCCGGCTTGACTGGCGAGGTTATCGTGTTGCCGATCGCCATCACCGACACGCCAGCGTCGGACACGCTATGGCAGCGCCGCACCGGCGTCTACGGCCATGTCGTTTCGCCGTACTCGATCAAGCCCGACCTAAACCCGGAGTTGTGGCAGACTAGCCTGACTGTGCAGGAAGAGCGGTAGGCTACACCGCCCGCCACATAGGCGCGCAAAAGGCCCCGCATCCGAGCGGAAGCGGGGCCAGCAGAAAGCCTCAGGGAGCGAATACGGGGCCGCCACCCGTCAATTCGATATTGTCGATGTACAGCCTTTTCCCGAATGTGGAATTGGCACCGAATCCGATTTGCAACTCTTCGATCTGGTCAAGAGGCACACCGAACTGCTCCAGCGGAATCTGGATGGTTCGCATGTGGCTGGTCCAGCGCGGCTCTAGCTGTCCAAGTACCGGGCAGAAAATCTGATGCGACCCGTACTTGTCGGGTGAGGGAACATCGCCGCTCGCTCCACCGAGCGACCACTGCCCTGCCGACTTCACCCGAAACCACACTTGCGCGATACCTGCAATAGCTTCAAGCGGTACGAAAAACTCTTTGTACCCCTGGCCGACGCGCACGGAAAGATGCGTGAAGCCGCTCCAATCGCGCTTGTTGGCAGGGATTTCCCAGCTCATCGTGCCGCAACACTCGGCAAGGTTGTCCGGCATCGTGATGGCAAGTCGTCGACCAGAACCATCGGCAGGGCCGTGCAGTGACATCAATTCGTCTTGCATCGAGACGATTTCATGCTCAAACGCGAATCCCGCCTGCGTCACGTCGCCACCAATCGTGCTAGTCCAGCCTTCATGCTGGAAATTGTCAATGACGCGCCGCTCACCCCACTGTCGCCCCGGGCTGAACTGCGGGTATGCCGCCGTGAACGGATGTTGGATCGAACCGTCGAACCATTGGCGATAATCGTCGCCTTTTTGGAACCAGCGCAAGAACCCGCCGACGTACCCCTTGGCGGCGCGTTTCTGATCCAACGATGAGATGGCGGTAAATTCCGGGCTATTGCAATTGGCTCCGAGAAGGTCGCCGTTCGCTGTCCACTTGTGCCCACTGCGGTCTGAGAACTGCAAGTGATTTGCACCATACAGAAACTGCATGCTCTTGGTGATCTGCGCATGTTGCGATATTGGGGCGCCTTCCATTGAATTTTCAGTGCCCGCCTGGTCATAAAGCGCGAATCCGGTACTGACAACGGGCGCCGGTGGCTCAAAATTCAGACCGCTCCAAGCCACCTTTTGTGGCTGCACGTCCTCGTCGCGCGAACCGTAGAGCACAAGGAATGATTTCGCATCGTCCCCTCCGATAGCAAGGTACTCCCCGCCCCACCACGGCCCCCTATTGGTTGGCGCGAGCGAGACCACGGCGGCGACGCCCGGATTGCCGATCAGCGGATACTCAGAGCGAATGATCTGCGCCGCCTTTACGGCAGCCTCGCCGCCTTGGCTATGCCCGACTACCGAAACATTCTTGAAACTAGCCTGCGCGGCGTATGCCCACTTGGTGCGAACGGTATCCAACAACGTCGTCGCTTTCCGTGCGCGGTCCTCAATACAGTTGGCGCCGCCCCCGTTGCAGTAGATGGTCGGGCTGACGTTTGAGCTTTCCGCGCTGACTACCACGAAACCATGCGTCGCCAAGTGATTGGCTAGGTAGCTGTACTCCGTGTGCAGGTATCCGTTGCCGTGCAGGAGCAGGACTACCGGGCTGTTTGCGAAGGGACCGAATTGTCCGGTCCAGCAATTGTCGCCAGATGCCCAATAAATTCGGGCCTGCAAAGTTCCCCAGGGGGCGACGCTGTATCGGACATTCTGTGTTCGCACACAGTCGAGCGGTCCTTCTAGAGACGGATCGGGCTGAGAGGTTCCTTTGGCCATAGATGCGGCCAACGGATTGACGGCGGCCGATACCGGCGCAGCGACACAGGCAATTAGCATCGACAGTGCAGCGATAAAAACTCTTTTAACTATCATTACTGCTACTCCATTTTAGTTTCACGTGATTGTTGCGGTGAATCTTTTCGTGACACATCCAACCTCCAGCAGCACCCAGCGTTCCGCACTCACGGCTTGCCACCCGCGCGGGCTGCGATGGCTGCGTCTATCATTTCGTCCAGCGTTCCGCGCTCGATTGGGCCGAGCTTGCCGTCCACAACTGCATAGCAGCATGGTTTATCTGGTGACTCCCACGCGGCGCCTTGCAAGTAGCGATACCGTCCCGCATCCCTCACATCCGCAACGTCGGCCTCTCGCGGCTCGGGGGTTGAGTTGTGAAGGTTGGCCGGGATTTCGCCGCGCTCGATGTTGCCACGGATGTATTCCTCAGCCAGTTTCACAGCGTGGTGGATCGCTTCTTCCTTGTCCCAACATTCATAGGCGCGGTCGTGGTTGACGACTTTCGTCCATTGCGTGTCCCACAGCATGCGCTGCGGCAACTTCATTTCTTCCCCGCCACCCTGCGGCGACGGCTGGGCGGGGGCATCGTCTTTCTTCCGCGCCGTTACTATCCAATCGCCGCAATCCGTATCGCCATCAGTCACGCCTTCGATGGTCACGGTCACTTCTGCCGCGTTCAATTCGGTTGCGCGACATGCGAGCGCCAACGCTGCCGCGTAGGTGATGCCGCGCTCGTGCTTGCGTATCTGGTCGATCCACATTGCCGAGCTTCGGGCGGTTATCGTGGCGTGCGGCTTGTCCTCCCCCGGCGCAGGCGGCGACGATGCGGCGAGAAGTCCTGCCTCGCGATAAGCGACGAAAGCCGCCTCGTCTAGATCAGCACCAGAGAACGCTTGGCCGGTTTCGCTCCATGTCCACGCGCCATCTGCGAACACCTCGAGCGGAGCATCCACCGTCCGCGCCCGAGGCTTCGCCGAAGCCGAGATAAGCTGCGGCTTCGTGCCCACTGCTGAACCGGGGGCCATTGGTGCGGCATAAATTGGGACGAGTTCGCCAGACGCTACGCGGTGGGTGCGGCTCTCGCTAGGCTCGTCGCCGGTTAAGTTCCGGTAAAAAGTTTCGTGTCGCGTGTTCCAGTATCCGAACGGCGCCACCGCATCACCCTGTACAACGGTATCAATTGAGTTATCCGGAATTTCCGGATGGCTGTTAATAGCCGCAACAGCGGGGGCGGACGGGGCGGCGGCCGATTCGACAAGCTGCGCGTAGCGATCCGCGCGAACGCAAACGTAGTCGGAACGGTGCAGCAGCGAGATAGCGTCACGCACTTCCTGCGGATCGTTCTTGCCGTGCCGCGTCGGACTCTCTGCGTCTCCCTCGGGCTGCGCGCCCCGTACTCCCAAGACAGACTCGCATCGAAGGTCAGCGCACACGCTGCAAACTGCGGTCGCTCCGGTTGGCTCTGAGCAATCTTGGCAGCGGGTGCATTTCACGGGCTGTACGGGGCGCTCGATGATGTGGTCGTAAATGTCTGTCAGGTCTTTGTCGTCGTCGGTTTCAGGCAGTCGCTCGCTGACTCGCATCCATGCGTTAAGCGCCTCCCGCTGCGTCACAGTAACGGCTCCATTGTTACCCTGGCGAATGTTGCTCATCGCTCCATATCCGGCAATTCGTAACCTATCGCAACGACACAGCCCCGCTGGTCGATCCATTTCCATTCTGAGAGCCACGCATCCATTTCTGTGCGCCCGTCTGGCCGGACTCGATCCGAGCGAGTAACTACAGGCATGGCGCGGAATGGCGGGTGTCGTGTCAGCGGAAGTGTCGGGCTAGCCATTATCGATACTCTCCTTTGGCCCGCTGAATTTCGCCGGGCTGGGTTTCGGTGTTCATCGCGTACCCTCGGGGTAGTCGGTCCAGTGGTGCTCGCAGTTTGGGCACTCGCGGTCGAGTGCTGCGGGCATGTGCTCCACTACGTCAGCGTCGGTGCCGTACCACTCGCGCCGATGCGCCGGGATTTCTTTCGTCAGGGCGCCCGTGCTTTCGCATTCCGGGCAGCGCACAGCAGTATCGCGGTATCTGTACTCTCTCACGGTGAAGTGTCCTTGTCCCCGCGTGCGGGGGTGGTGGTGGAGAGGGCGGCACACATAGCCTTGATTTGTGCGCGCAGACTTTCGACGGCGGGGCGATCGGCTTCTATCGCCGAATCAATTCGCGCGTCTGTCACATGACCTTCGTCACGAAGCCAGCGGTAACGCTTAGCATCGAGAGCATCCCCACCCTGCGCGCCGGTGGTGTTCGCTTCGGCGGGGTGCGGGGAGGCAATGGTTAGTAGGCCGTTGTCGGGAATGGTCGCGCTGGTGATGCACAGCAGTTCGCCGGGCAGGATCGCGCCAATGCCACCCTCAAGGAGCCAGTCAAGCCACAGTTCGCCGCCTTCACTGACGACGGTTGCAACGGCCTCGATGGTCACCTGCCCCTCACCACGAAGCGGAGATTCGCTTAGGCGGGCGCGGAGGGCTTCGTCAGGCGGCGTTGAGCCGTAGGAATACTCGGAGGCCAGTGCTTCGTGGTTGGCTAGGGCGCCTGCCACTTCGTCGGACACGTCCGAATCGCCGTGCCGGCCAATGCACCAGCAACCGTTGCGGTCCAGATAGCAGATCGTCGTTAGCGCAAGGTGCAGCCCGTCGCTGTTCCGCTCCACAGCCGACACGCGAACTTTCAGCGCCTCCCGCTCACCCCGGAGGGCGTCGATTTCGCGGACGTGCTCGGCGCATTTATCCAGCGCAACAGTGAGTTCGGAACTTGCCGCTTCGTACTCGTTGAACCATTTTTCCGCGTTGAGTTTTTCGCGATCACGCTCCGCGATGAGCCGGTCGCAAAACGTGGGCATGTCCTCATCCGGCAACGCACCACCCTTTTCGCGGAAGGCGAGGTTGTCGGCAATCCCGTCATGCACGGCGTCAAGGAGGTCGCACGACTGCTGGCACAGATTTCGATATTCCTCGACCACCGCTTCCAACTTCGATGCAATCTGCTGCGCGACCGTGAACGCATCGACATCGCCCGTGCCTTCGGGAAATTCGACAGGCGGCACCAACGGAGACAGTCGGGCCACCAAATTGGTGAACCCAGCACGCCACATGTCGGCCCGAACACGCCAGTAGCGACCGCCCGGCCCAATGTCGTGGCCTGCGCCAAACTCGCCCGGATCACTGGCTTCCTTCATCATAAAAACCTCGATATCGCCGGTCGGCCGAACCCTGTGTCCGCATCCGTAGCAGTGGAGGTAACCGGCAGCGTGATTGGTGAGGACGCACATGCCCTTGTGCGAACATTTGCGGCGGCTCATCGTGCAGCCCCGGTAGGCAGCATGCGCCCGACTTCGGCCAGAAGTGACATCGGGTGCGGGGCGTGTGTGTTCGATTCGTTCACTTCGGACTCCTAGCGGTTACGGTATGCAGACGATACGCGGAAGGTTAGCAAAATGCAACTAGCCAGATTCGACTGCTGACTCCGCCCGTTCCGGCGCATCCCTCGGCGTCGGCGCCACGCTGATCCCCTTGTTCTCAAGGAACTTCGTGAGCCGATCCCGACGGCCTGCCAGTATCATCCCGTGCTCTTCTTCCGTGATCTCCGTCGCCACCGTGACGCCGCGCAGGGAGTGTAGTGCGGACAGCGCAAGCGCAACCTCGGGCACGTCGCGTTCGTAGATTCTGGAAGCGGCCATTAGAACGTTTCCCCTTCGTCGGCGGGCGGTTCGGTGCCGGCCTGCAACGCCGCCACGCGCCCACGCACGGCAGCCTCGCAGCGAAGGTGCAGCTCCGGCCGCTTCGTCTGCAACTCCGCGAGACGTTTCGCGCGCTCGTCAACGATGGCCGCGACGGATTCCAGTGTGTCGGCGCCGTTCACTGCGGCGATGTAGTCGGCAGCCCATGCGGAGGCGCGATCGGCAGGCGTCGTCGCGGGCGGCGCGGCCACGTCAAGGCGCTTCACAGAGAACGGGGAACGCTTTGCCTTCGTCACCGTCAGCGCGAGCGTCAGGTCTTTCTCGATGTGGCTCATGTGGCTGATTCGGATGCCGCCGACTTGCATGCCGCCGAATGCGACCTTGGGGTCGCCGTATAGCGTCATGCTGCGGCCGACGTATTGCGCGGCGTCCGGACCCCATGCGGAGACCATGACGCGGCGCATTGATTTGCAGGGGAGGAATGGCTTACCTTGGTCGCCTTCGTAACTCACTGCGACTGGCTGCTCAGGATTGCCTGACGACTTCACAGCGGTAATCGTGATAGTGCGTGGGCCGGCGAGAAGATCGTCGAAGTTGGTCTGCGAACTTTTCGGAATGATTGTTTGTGCCATGTCCATTACTTTCGGTTGCTCCCGTGGTTTTCGTGGTAATTGCATTCTTTCTCGGCCAACTCGCGCGCGGCAATGGCGTCTTCGATGTTCTTGAAAACGCCAATAGTTCGGCCGGCGATGACGGCGGACCATTTGCGGTGCTGTTTGTGCCAGTGAACGCCAACGCGACCGGAGGTGTTGCTTCGATACTTACCTTTGTTCCGAAGGTTCTCGCATTTCGTTACAACGCGAAGGTTGCAGAGTCTGTTGTCGTGGCGAATGCCGTTGATGTGGTCTACTTCGCCGTTCGGCCATTCGCCGCTAACAATCGCTATCGCTACGCGGTGTTCAAGGTGGTACATGCCGCCGCACCTGACACGCCTATAGCCCATGGTGTGATCTAAGCCGCCAGCTTCCAGTCACGTGAGGTTTCTATCGCGCGGCTTCCAAGTAAGTCGCCCGGTGTCCGGACAGTAGTCGAACGTGGCGCGCAACAATTCCACGCTCGGCAACGGCTTCATATCGTCATTTCCTGCTCAATCACGCGTTCGGTGGGAGTGAGGAATTCGGCGCGATCCACCAGGGCCATGCGGTAGCCGCACAAAACTTCTTCCAAGCGCTCATGGAATAGAGTCGCGGCCGCGATGATTGCGTCATGTACCTTCGGGTCTGGATAAACCCGCATCACGTACATGTGCATGCCGCCGCAGTACGAAATCAGGTCCAGCCATTCGCGCTCGGTGACGAGTAGGCCGGTCTGGCATTGCAGCATGTAGTCGGCCGGAATCTCGCCGGTGTCAACGTGGCGCAGGATCGTTTCAAGGTGGATTTTTTGCAGGTGCGATTTCACTTCGATCAGGCCGTTCGCCGCGACTAAGCCATCGGGAGAATAGCCGATCGTGAAGCCCCATTTGTCGTTCGTGACGAATCCGGTTTCGCGAACCGGCGCGTACCTGGCGGAGTAGATATCGCGCGCAAGGATTTCGTCGCTCATGCCGCGCAGCATGTGATCGTTGACGTAGCTGGGCTCGACGTAGCCGGTGATGCGCTGGGCGGCGAGTTCGTAAACGTGGCCGCGCGATTTGTCGTTGTCGGCGATTTTCAGCGTCGGTGTCAGTGCGTGGCGGACGGCGGTCGCGGTGAATACACCGCGCCGCAGTTCGTGCCATTCGTCTGACCCCTGCACCACGTTGTCGTGGTAGATGATGCCTTGGGGCTCCGTCGTGAAGCAGGGGGTGTCAATGGTGACGGTCATGAGTCGTACGGCGCCATTCTTTCGGCTAGCGCGTCGGCGAGCTTCGCCGCTTCGTGCGCCAAATCCGCCGCGGGGATGGTTGACCCCGCGGCCAGCATCCCCTGCATCGCCGCGATGGCGGCGAGTTCTTCGAAGGTGGGGAAGTAGACCTGACTCATGGCGCCGCCGCCTTCGTCGCGTCTTCGATACTTGCGCCGTCCTCACGCGCGGCTAGCAGTTCATCCTGCGTCGGCACGCGCGCGTCGATGTGGCGGGCCGCGGCGAACGCAATCGCGCCGGCTTTCGTCTTCGCGCGGATCAGGCGCGGCTGTTCGGTGTGCGCGTCGTCGGCGCCAGCTGAAATGGTTACGAGGTAGATTTTGGACACGGCGTTATTCCTTTGGTGATGGGGTTATGCCGCGCCAGTGTAGCGCGGCGGTTAGCATTGTGCAACTAGGGCACGCTTCCGTTTTCGGCAGGGCGGTGCCCGTCGTCTGTCGGCACTCGCGCGACGGGCTGACGTTGGCGCAGGATCGCGTCAATGGCCGACTCGATCAGCGTCCGCTCGCCTGGATTCAGCACGATCGCAGACGCCGAACCGGCGGCGTGCAGAATCGCGTAACCTGGCTCCATGCGAAGGGATCGGTACGTCACTGCACGATCCCCGATTCGGCGGGGCGGTGGCCGTTGTCGGGTTCTGGCGCGACGGCAGGCGCTATACGCGCGGACAGAATGCGAATCAGGCCGCGCACGTCGTCATCGGTGAGGGAGTTCAGATTGATCGAAGCCCACGGACCCGCTTCCGTTGCTGAGTAAAAAGACATCCCGTGGCAGCCTGGCGCGTCGGTGCGCGTGAAGAACTGCATCCCACCGCCGGCGCTGTGCCAGTCGTTCGGCGGCACGTCGTCCTTCGTGGCACTCACTGCACGATCCCCGAGATATCGCCGAGGCGGATGACGCGCTCGCCTTCTCGCCGTGCGAGCTGTGCGCCGCGGCGCGTGGAGTAGATAGCGACGTCCGGATAGCCAGAACCTTGTTCGGCGGCGCCCTTGTCGAATTGCAACTTGCCTTTCGCGCTGACGATCGCATACAGCCGATTTGTCACCGTCACCGCATCTCCCTTCCTCAACCCGCGCGCCACCTTCGCCAGTTTCGCCTTCGCCGATGCGAGGCCGCCCATCCGTCCAGATTCTTTTTTGCTCGTTACCATTTTGGTTCTCCTTGTTTTGTTAGCCGTCGCCGTAGCCGTCGCCGTTGCCGTCGCCGTCGCCGTCGCCGTCGCCGTAGCCGTCGCCGTAGCCGTAGCCGTAGCCGTAGCCGTTGCCGTCGCCGTCGCCGTAGCCGTTGCCGTAGCCGTAGCCGTTGCCGTCGCCGTCGCCGTAGCCGTTGCCGTCGCCGTCGCCGTAGCCGTTGCCGTCGCCGTTGCCGTCGCCGTAGCCGTTGCCGTCGCCGTCGCCGTCGACGTCGCCGTTGCTGGCTGAAAGAATCCACCCGTTCTCGGCGTGCTTATCGGTATGCGCAGAAATATCGCCACCATTGGACGCGATGTATTCGTACACGCCATCAATGCACGCGCCAGCTTCCAGCACATCGACAACAGTCACGACCGGCTTGTATGCCGGCCATGCGTTCACGGCGCAGACTCCCACTTTGCCGCCGCTTCCTGCGTCACTTCAAATACCGCCGTTACCTTGCGAACGTCGATGTCCGCCCGTGCACTAACCTTGCTGCGTGAAGTCGGACCCGTTTCGGCCAGCTCCATCACGCCGCGCGTGGTTCCGAAGGCAATCGCCATCCGAGCGTTGGCGAGCTTGATTTCGGTTCCGCCAGTTTCTTCGGCGTAGCCAAAGAACACGCCGCGATGTTCGGTGCAGACGATAACGGGGCGTGCTTTCTTTCTAGTTGCCATTTCGTTTCTCCCTCTCCGCTCCCGACACCACGTCGGGTTAGCATTGTGCAACTATACGCCAGCCACACCCGCCGTCAATACCCCCTTGCGGCGCAGTTGGCATTATGCAACCATGCCCCTGTCGCAAATTCAGAGACTGCCATGCCGCAAAGCAAATTCAACGCGCGAGCCCGCGCTGCGCCGACTCCCAAAACGCCGGCTGCGCTGGTGGTGGAGCGGTTCGCCAGCAAGGGCTTCACGGTGCCGGACGTGGCCGAAATGCTCGCGCTGGACAAATCGACCATCTATTACTGGCTGCGGGGAAGGCAGGCCGATCAGCCCCCACGGATGGGGGGCGCCCCAAGCCGGGGCGGCGGGGGTATCATCCCCGCGAAGCATCACCCCGCGTTGCTGGAAGCTGCCGCCAAGCGCGGCGTCCGGTTGACGCCCCGGGAGGTGGTGTACGGACGATGAGCGCAATGGATGATCCCGACCTGGCGTGGAGAGCGGTTAACCTTCTATGGGGCGCCCTGCTGTTGTTCGGCGGGTTCATTGTGCGGCTCGCCTGGACAAAGATTGACGAGGTCGAAAAGGAAGTCGACGACATGAGGCTCAGCGCCGTTCAGAACCACGTCACGAAAGCCGACATGAAAGAAGCCTTCAGCGACCTAATCAGCAATCACATCCGACCGCTGAACCAGGACATTGGCGCCCTGATTCGAGCCCTCCGAGCGCAGGAAATCCATGTCGAGCGACCCGATCGAGGATGAAATCGCCACACTCGCGCGCAACCTGGACGACGTGCGAGGCCTGTTCAGGCAGTATGCTGGCGCAGTCAGCGGCACGAGCCGCGCCGAGGTACACGTCAACGCAGGCGGCGTCGGCGTATGGATTTCCACCACGGCATGCCTAGTAATGTTGAGTGCGCTGCTAGTCGGAACGCTGTTTGTGTTACGGGAATTCACGCGGTATGACGCGCAGATCGCGGAATTGCGCGCCAACGATAAAACCCAGGCGGACTACCTCGCTGCAATCTACATGCAAGCCCCGCACTTGAAGCCAAAGGAATAGCCCAGTGTCAACCATCATCATCATCACGCCGCCACCCCCGCCACCCCCGCCCGAAGAGGGCGACGGCCCGCTCTGCATGGTAGCTGACGGTCGTAAGCGCAGGCATGCAACAGCATCCGTCGAATTCTACGGCGAGCCGATCACTGCCGAGACCCTGGGGCTGCTAATTCGCTCGCTCACCGCGAACCACGGCGCTGGCGCAGTGCGTGACGCAGCGCGCGGTGACTCCGGTCGCGACGAGGATTGACCGCGCGTGCCCATCACCCACCCCGGCGATATCGGCGGCAGGAACGTCGCGGCCTTCGCTGACATGTTGGCAGTGTCCGAAGGCACCGACGATGGGCGCCAGCGCACCAAGTGCATGGGATACGACGTTCTCGTCGGCGGGGGGCTGTTCACGGATTTCAGCGCGCACCCTGGCGTGATGGTGCAGATTCTCAAGCCGAGGCCGGACGGAACCGGCGGTCTGAAATCGTCCGAGGCGGTGCGCTACCAATTCCTGCGCGGGACATGGGCAGAAATGTCCGCGCTGCTGAAACTCCCCGACTTCATGCCCGAATCGCAAGACTTGGCGTGCGTGCAACTGTTCAAGCGCCGCGGAGCCTTCGGGCTTATCCAGCAGGGCCGCTTCGACGAGGCCGTTGCCGCGTGCCGGAAGGAATGGGCTTCGCTTCCTGGCGCCGGGTATGGGCAGCACGAACAGAAAATCGGACGCCTGAGGCGGGCGTACACTGATGCCGGCGGGTTGATCGGAGTAGTGCAGTGAGCCAGTTCGAGGAGAAGGTGAGCGCCGGCCTGGCCGCGTTCGTCGTTGTGCTAGTGCCATACGCCTTCACCATGCTGCTGGTGACCGACGTTCCGACGACGACGCGCGATATCGTCATGGTACTGGTGGGAGTGATCGCAGCCAATGCGACACAGGCCGTGCAGCACCGATTCGGAAGCTCTCCGACGTCCAGGCGCAAAGACGACACGATTTATACGCTTGCAGACACGGCGCGCGCATCGCAGGCCGCGCTCGCGCCGGTCGCTGGCGCTGCGGCCGGCCTAGTAGTAGAAGTCAAGCCCGAAGAAACCGTAACGGTGGCCGGTGTTGCCGCCAATTCCACAAAGGAACATTGAAATGGCCCGCCACCCCGGAAGCAGCAACCCTCGGCGCCGGCAGGCGACTGGCGTATCCATCGTCGCGGTTGTGCTTGCCGCGGGCGTGGTGATCGATCAGAACCTCCCGGAGCCCGCCAAGGAAGCCAACATCGCAGTGCAGGGCGCGGCCGTGGCTTCCGAGGACTTCCGGGACGGTTTCGAGGGCGCGGGTGATGGCGGGGCTCCCGTGCCCCCTGGCGCGTGCCAAGGTGCGCCCCCTGGCTGGGCGCGCGTCGAGAAGACCTGGGCGCAGTTGTTCGGCCCCAACGGGGCGCCCCCGCGCCAGTTCCACCAAAGCCAGTCCTGGCCCGCCCCGCTGCCCTTCGTCGATCGCAGCCAGTTCACCAGTACGCCGTTCACGATGCTCCCCGGCAAGTGGGTGAACTTCTACTGGGACCAGGTCCAAACGCGCGCGCCTTACTACACGATGCCCCGCCCGGCCAACGCGATGTTTGTCGCCATCAGCCCGTGCGCGGGCGGGGACTTCCGGGCGCCTAACCAGGCCGACCCGGACCCCTTCGCGCGTCCTGGCTGCCGGAAATTCGAGAACAGCGCGTCGCTGATATTCGGTACAGGGCAGAATTTCGACTCGGGCGCCGGCTGCAACCTGTCGCCCGGCGTCACATACTGGCTGCACATGATCGCGGCGGACCCGGCGGCCGGCATCGAGCCCGGCGAGTCGTCTTGCCAGAAACCCTCCGGCGGCTGCGATGTCGGGGTTGTCACCGGCGGAAACTAACACCGGCATCGGCCGGCACTTGAGGAACGCACTATGCTCCGGACCATCATATTCACCCTTATCGCCCTGACGCTTTCCGCATGCAGCGGGTGCGCCAGCCTGAGCGAGCGCCAGAAAATCGGCGTGAGCTGCGAGACTGCCGCTTCCGCACTGGACACGCTGACGGCCGCTCGTGCCGCGGGAAAGATCGATGCAGACCAGTTGCTCGCAGTTATCCAGGTGTACGAAGCCGGCGTCGTGCCGGTGTGCGTGCCGGTAGCCGAGAACCTCACTGCGGTGCAGAGGGCCGCGCTTGCGGCCGCCATTGCTGAACTTACGCGCCGTGCCTCGGAGGCCAAATGAATTCCGCCCTGCTACTCGCTCTTATCGAAATCGCCGAGAAGGCCTACGCATCGATTCAGCGCATCCGAGCCGATGATCCGGCAGCCTACGCTGCGGTATCGCAGCACGTCACCGACGCGCTCGAGGCGGCCAAGGCCGAAGCGCTCAGGCCCGACGCGAACGACTGACACAACGCCGCGCGCCGGAACTCAGGGGTGAGCAAACCGGCGCGCGGCAACTAGGGAGGCAACACGCAATGAGCTGGGAAACCGGAACCCGCGTCACCACGCCGCCATTGCGCGGCCGCGGCGCGATCGAGACGACGACGGCCGCGCCGCCGTTCTTGTGGGGCGGGATCGTACTGGTGGCGCTGTCGGGCCTGCCTGGACTGTGGGAATGCCGCTTGCTTGTGGCGACGCCGCCCCCCGTGGAGTGCGCGTGACGTGCCTGTCGTCCTCCGCGACTATCAAGACCGCATCATTGCGGAACTGCGCGAGGCGTATCGGCAGGGGTTTCACTCCCCGCTGATCGTGTCGCCCACGGGTTCGGGCAAAACGCGCACGTTCGCGTTTCTGTCCGAACGCCTCGCCGCCGCGCGCAAGCGAACCGTAATCATGGTTCACCGCGATGAACTCGTCGCGCAGATAAGCGGCGCTCTCACGGATGCTGCCGTCGCGCACGGGCTCATCGTCGCGGGGGCGCTGTACGATCCGCGCTTGCTGGTGCATGTCGCGTCGGTGCAGACGCTTGCGAAGCGTCTCGATCGCGTCGAAGTGCCGGATTACGTCGTCGGCGACGAGGGGCACCATTTCCTGCCGCGCACCATGTGGGGCAAGTGCGTTCTGCACTGGCGCGCTCTAAATCCGGCGCTTCGCCTGAACCTTTGGACCGCGACGCCCGAACGTCTCGGTGGCGAGGGACTTGGCGAAATGTGCGACACAATGATCCTCGGGCCGACGACGGGCGAACTCATCGAGCGCGGGTTCCTGTCGCCGTATCGGCTGTTCGCGCCATCGCAGTCTCAGGCTGTGGATTTGTCCGGCGTGACGTCGCGCGCCGGGGACTACGCGCGTAACGAACTCGACGCCGCCATGGATCGGCCGCAGATCGTCGGCGATGCGGTCGCGCACTACCGGAAGCTTTGCGACGGCGCCCCCGCAGT